ACCTACCTTGCGGCGTTGGAGTTTGTGAGGGAGGCGAAAGATGGATTCGTTTTGCGTCCTGATCGTGATCCGGCAGCAATGGCGGCAATGAAAGAGTATGCAAAAACAACGGAAAACCGTCAACTTACAGAGGATATTTGGAAAAGGCTAAGGGAGAAAGAGAAATGAAAATTAACGTGAACGTGGAAGTGCCGGACGAGGAATATTGCGATAGATGTGACTATCTTTTGAATTTTACTGACATAGACGAACTGCATTGTATGTTGTTTGATGTGCGGCTAAAGCGAGACAAGGCGTTTATAGCCGTGGTCAACAAATGCCTTGACTGCCTGAACGCAACGAGGGTGGAGGTGGAGGAATGAGTGACACAGATTATACCGTCAATCAAGAAATACAAGCGGTCATGGATTGGGTGGAGGAATGGAAAACGGCACGCATTGCTCCAGAAGGTGTGTATTTTACCGACATGTGCAAACCTGCACCGAATTGTGCTCAAGATATCATTCTGTTGGCGTTGCGTAATTTCATGAGATGAGATAGGAGGCACAAGATGAAACTGACGAATGAGCGGATAGAGGTGGCGATGGACCCATATGAAAAACTGGCGAACGCCATCATCATCCAGGCGGCAAAGGACTACCGCACCGCCTTAAGGAAACTGCGGAGAAATCCGCGAAACCATCTCGCTCAAGCGGAGGCTGAATCCATAGAACAGTTCTTCCGCTCCGGCTGGTACAAGTGCCTCACCGATGTGGACGGCGAAATGGTGATACGAAAACTCAAAGAGGAGGATTAACGGCTATGACTGCAAAAGAATATCTGCGTCAGGCGTACCGGACTGAGCCGTGCGAGTGGTGCGAGGAATACGACCTGAATGTTTGCGGGTATATCCAACATGGCGGTCAAGTTATGGATGCATTTAATTGGAGCTACTGCCCGAATTGCGGGCGTAAACTGGAGGCAACATCATGACTACCGGAATAATCTTAGCAATTATTATCATCGTTATCGTGTCTGCAGTCCTTGCATTGTTCGCTTTGGCGCTGGTCGTAATTGCTCAAACTGTCATTGACCGGTTAAGTGGTAAAAATGATTAACATTACCAAATCCGAAATGATTAATTTGCTTAGGCACTATCGCGCAGAGCGTGAATCGATTGATGCGCTTTTGGTTGAGCTTAGTCGTGATTTGGATGAGATCTATTCCCCTCCGGTACATAATTTAAACGGGGTAGTAGTGCAGCAGCAATTTGATCCCGGCAAGCAAGTTGATATCCTGCTTAAGAAATGCAGTAAGGCTAGGAGTATTACCAGAGAAACATTGCTAACGATTAAGGCTAAAACGCATGTGCTTGATCAGTTAATGTTTTGCCTGACAAAGTTGCCGGGGAAACAGAGAGTAATTATCACAGCCTTAGTAATGCAAGCTGAAACTACAGAAAATTATGCTGAAAGGATGCAGATTAGTAAAAGCACAGCACTGAGATTAAAAGAACGAGCTTTGGATACACTTTATGCAAAACTAACTAGGCGTAAAATTGACACCGAATGACACCGAATGACACCGGATGACACCGGATGACACCGGATGACACCGGATGACACCATTTGAACTTGACAAGCTAAAAAACAGGCATTATTCTTAACGTGTACAAGTGTTCGCAAAAGTCTTTGCGGGCACTTTTTTGTGCTCTTTTACTGTCTCCAGGGAGGGGACTTTTTGTTGGCTAGGGACTTTAAAAAACTAAGAGTGAAAAAGGAAAGGCGCCATTCAAAGAATGACGCCTTAGAAAGCTAAATAAAATACTAGCGAAGTATTATGGTATCAGCTTCCTCCTTTTGACTTTTGAGTAATACCCATAAAATCAATAACGCAATTACATAATACTTCAAGTATTTATCAATTTCAAGGTAGCCTGCTTGTCAGAGAACCTTTCGCCCTAGTATTTAGTTCGGGTACAGAGATCGCTAGTTTCTGGAAAGGCAAAGCACACAAGCAGACCCATAATTAATTTAGAGTTAGTTCAGACTATTCTTTTTCCAATTGATCCAGGTATTAAGAGCCTGGACTAGAGCCACTCGCAAGGGTGGCTTTTTATTGGGAGGAAAGAGCTATGCTGCAAGTCAATCTTCAGTTGTTGGGTGGGCGGGGTGCTAAGTCCACAAAGGCAGCCGCAGTGCCACCAGCTACAAAGAGGCAGTCATTACAGACTAAAGCAACAATAGCTGGGGTAGATGGCAAAGAGTACAGGGTTGAGTACGGCAAGAACGGACGCCTCGCGCTAAGCAAGGCGGCGGCTTTACTTTGGGGCGGAAGGAGATACACACATGGCAGAAAAACATTACCGGGCATGCCAAGTGCCTGGTTGCCCGAGGGTCACGCAGGGGCGGTATTGCGAGGCTCATGCGGATAGGGAAACTAATCAAAGAGGTGTTCGCAGATCAACAGCTGGCCGCAATCTCTACAAGGATCGCCGCTATCAAAAGGCGAGGCGTCAATACCTGGCGGCTAATCCGTGGTGCGCTATGTGTGGTGCTATTGCCACAGACCTGGATCACATAACCCCACACAGGGGAGATCTGAAGCTGTTTTGGGATATGAACAACTGGCAAGGACTTTGCAAGTCTTGCCACTCAAAGAAAACAGCACGGGAAGACGGCGGGTTTGGGAATTCCGTAAGAGATTCCACATCGTTGTGACCTGTGCGGCTCCACCCAGGGGCGGTAAATAAAGTTTAGAAGGCCAACGGGGGACCGCGGCGGGGGTCGTTTGTGCAAAAATTCCCCGTCCGCAGCGTATAACATCACTTTTTTGAGAGGAGGTGACGAAATGGGATACGCAGTTAAGAGATTGGATAACATGACAAAAAATCTGACTGTTGCTGAACGAAAAGCGCGTCAAGAGGCCGAAGCTGCGATGTTTCGTCCCTCTGTGAAGCTGGTTGCGCCGCCTCAAGTAAGGAAAGACAAGGTTGCGTACAGATATTGGAAAGACAATATCGAGCGAATGAAGGGTGTATCGCTCCTTGACGACCTTGATACCGATATTTTGTCACAGTATTGCATCCAGTCTTCCAGGCGTGATGCGCTTGACGAACAATACGAGGAAACCGGATCGTTGGATGTGTTGCGACTACTCCAGGCGCAAGAGCGGATCATCCTGCAGTATGCCAGCAAGCTCGGACTGACCGCAGAATCACGCGTCCGAATTGCCAAGCGCAGGGCGGATAAGCGTCAGATTGATCCTGACGGAGAAATGTTTGACTGATGACGCATCCAACAACTCAATACGCGCTGGATGTTGTTTATGGCGATCTTGGCGAGCTCTGCGGTCCGCTTGAGATTCTGGCATGCAAGAGACATCTAGCCGATTTAGAAAAAAGCGACGATCCGGACTGGCCGTATGTGTTCGACGAAGAGCGGGCCAACCGAATTATTGATTATTTTGGAATCGCAAGACAGGTGAATGGCGTATATGCCGGCCAGCCGTTTAAACTGCTTGACTGGCAGATGTTTGATTTTGGTTCGATTTATGGCTGGGTGAAAAAAGATACCGGCCAGAGAAGATTCACAACTGCTTATATTTGCGAATCAAGAGGGCAGGCGAAATCGGCCTGCGTCTCGGTCTGCGGGTCCTACGCGATGACATCGGACGCGTACTGGCCGCCGGGGAAAAAACATGAACGAATTTATGAATTTAATCCGGAGGTCGTATGCGCTGCCGTTGACCGCACTCAGGCACGGATTGTTGCGGATGATATTCTGGCGATTGCTCAGGCCAGCCCACAGATCGAGAAGCGATTGAAGATTTATAAAACAACCATGTCACACAAAACGCGCGGTGGGAAACTGCGCGTGTTGTCGAAGGATACGAGAAACAAGGACGGCGGCAGGCCGAATTTCATCGCGGTGGACGAATATCACGCGCATGTAACATCGGACGTTAGAGACACGACATCGCGCGGGAAAGGAAAGCGCGCTCAGTGTCTGGAGTTAATCATCACGACGGCTGGTGAGGATGCGCTGAATAAACCGTGTTACAAAGAGGATTTGTATTGTCAGAAGATCCTGACCAGCGAGATCGAGCAGGATGATTATTTTGTTATGATCCGGAGGCCGCCGAAGGATTTTAATCCGCATGAAAAACAAAAATACTGGCCGATGGGTAATCCAATGATCCGGAATATGACGGAATATTCCGAAAACCTATTGGAGCAGATTGAATCAGAATACAGCCAGGCATACGACTCCGGCGATCCGGATAAGATCAGGAAGTTTCTGATCCAGCGCATGAATGTCTGGCAGACCGACGCTGAGAATAAATATTTCACCGGCTGCATGGATAAGTGGAAAGAAACTGCCGTGTCGCGTGAAAAGTTTGCCGAGTTGACCGCCGGCGCTAAGTGCTGGTTGGGTTTTGATCTTGGCAAGACAACAGATCTGTCCGGGACTGGGTTTGTTGCTTGGTTGCCGGATATCCAGAAATGGGCGTTCAAGATTAACGCGTTTATGCCGCAGGAACGGGCGGCAGAGCACGAGAAAACCGACCGGATTCCGTATCTGGCGTATGCGCGTGACGGTTATTGTACACTGACGCCCGGCGCTGTGACTGACTACAACTACGTAGAAATGTGGTTCTACGATCAGACGCAGGACAATAAATGGCAGGTGCAGCAGATTGGTTTTGATGGCCATAACGCGATTCAGTTGGCTCAGAATCTGGCTGCGTATTACGGAATAGAAAACGTCGTAGAGGTTAGGCAGACCTGCCGTGGCCAGAATGCGGCGGTGAAACGGTTTCGCGAAATTGTGTTGCAGCAAGAATGTATCCACGAAGAAAATCCGATCTTTGATTGGTGCTTGTCGAATGCGATTGAAGTTAGGGATAACTACGGCGACATAAAATTATCGAAAAGAACAAAAGACGATACTCAGAGGATTGATCCGGTTGCTGCATTGATGAACGCGATGGCGCGGGCAATTCTGGCTGAACCGGAATTTAATCTGGAAGAAAAAATAATGGGCGAGGACTGGTCCTTATGAACAAGAAAATAATTGGAATAATTTCTGACGCACTGGCTGTTGCCGGTGCGTTTTTAATTTCGCTCGGAGCGGGGATGGTTTATCGTCCGGCTGGGCTGATTGCTGCGGGTGTGCTGACCATAGCCGGCGCGGTGATCCTGAGCATTGGAGGTGGTGACGGGTGATTTTGAATCGTGCAATCCGGAAGATGTCCGGCGAAACGGCTGAACCGACAAGAGAGCAGTTGATTCTGACCGATCCAACAGGGTGGCGGCATCCAGGGCTGGTTAGCGTTAATTCTGCCAGCTCTGCCATGAAGGTTGCAACTGTTTCTGCCTGCGTCGAGATTAGGTCGGATTCGATCGGGAAAATGCCGTTCTTCGTGATGGACAACAAAACGAGGACGCATCTTGAGCATTATTTGGATTATTTATTGTCCGTCAGGCCGAACGAGGACATGACACCCTATGTCTTTAAGAAGATGGTGGAATCGTCACGGCTGCTGCTTGGGAATGCGTATGTTCTGATTATCAGATCCAACCGAACCGGAGTTCCGATCGAGCTGATTCCACTGAATACAAAATCAGTTGCGCCGGTCAAGGATCAAAGCGGCAAGCTTTGGTATGTGTATGTTGACGTAAAAAAAGGCACGATGCGGAAGCTGCATCAGGATTCCGTCATCCATCTGAAGGGGTTTTCTGAGGACGGCATCGAGGGCCAATCCGTTTTAAGCAGAGCGCAGGAAGTTATTCAGACGGCCAGAGAGCAGCAGATGTATGAGGGTAAATTCTACAGCCAAAACGCGGCTCCATCTGGTGTGCTTAAAGTCATGGGCGATCTGAGTAAAGCGGCTAAAGATAAGGTACGCGATGAATGGAACAATATTTATGCCGGAGTGGATAATTCGTTTCGCGTGGCCGTCTTGGACAACGGCATGGACTACACGCAAATCGGCATGAGCCAGCGCGACGCGCAGTTTGTCGAATCGAAGGACATTACTGTTGCGGATATTGCGAGATTTTTTCTTGTGCCACTGTATAAATTACAGGCTGGTAAACAATCATACAGCTCGAATGAGCAAAACGCGATCGATTATGTCACAACGGCGCTGCACCCGACAATCACGCAATGGGAAGAAGAGTTTTCTTACAAGTTGTTGTTCAGTTCAGAGCTTCGTAACAAGATCGAAGTCCGGGTGAATATGAACGCTGAACTGCGTGGCGACACAAAGAGCCGTGTGACGTGGTATCGCGGCATGCGCGATGTTGGTGCATATTCCGTTGACGACATCCGGGCGTATGAGGATCTGCCTGACGTTCCCGGCGGTGATCTCAGGATCGCGCCGCTGAACTCGATTCCGCTAGAGCAAATGGATAGATATTTTGATCACTTGATGTCTGGTGGCGCAGGTGCGCCCGGCCATGCCGGTGTTGCACCGAGCGCTGGCGGGGGAGAGGAGGAGTAAATGAACGAATTAATTGTTGAAGGGTATATCGTTGCCACTGATGATGAGGATTTCATGTGGTGGATGGGCATGCCGTATGTCTCGCCGCGCGTGGTACGTGAACGGCTGGCAGAGCTGAACGGTGAAGATTTGGTGTTGAAGATTAACAGTTACGGTGGGGATGTCTGGGCTGCGTGCGATATGTATGCGCTGCTGAAGGATTATTCCGGCCGGGTCACAGCTGAGGTCACAGGCCTTGCCGCGTCATCGGCAACGATCATGATGTGCGGATGCGATGAGGTCATTGCGTGGCCAGGGTCTCAGTTCATGATTCATAATCCGCGCGGCTACGCTGAGGGCGAGCAGTCCGACATGGAAGCCGCAGCACAGCAGCTTGAAACCGGCAAGGCCGGCATTGTTGCGATTTATACGGCAAAGACCGGCCAGCCGCCGGAGGCTCTCGCTGACCTCATGGACAAAGAAACATGGTTTTCCGCAACACAGGCGATGGAGATCGGACTGATTGACCGAATTAAAGATGTGCAGGGAGCGCTACCGTTAGTGGCTGCGAACTACAAGGTCGACTGGGAACAGATGAGAGCTGCATATCAGGATCATCTGGTCAAAGAAACAGAAGAGCAAAAGCGAGCAGCGGCTTGCATTGCGATAGAACGACAGAGGTTTATGTTCGCTGATTAGCGAAGAAAGGAAAAAACATGAACAAACAAATTGCAGAACTATTAAACAAGCGGGCTGGTCTGCTGAACGAGGCGGAGCAGCTTGCCAGAGCCGGCAGCATGGAAGATTATGCTGCCAAAATGAAAGAGGTCGAGGGTATCAATGACCAGATTAACGGCCTCAAGATGATTGACGCTGAGCGCGGTCGTTTTGACAAAAATGATATCGAACTGGTCAGTGCGTCTGAAGCACTAGCACAGCAGAAACAAGATGAAGAGCTTGAGCGCTCCATTGATTCTGTTCGTTCCAGCAAGGAATATGCCCGCGCGTTTGCGTATGCCCTGAAGAACAATATCAGACCGGGCTCGGAGCATTTGCGTTATGAAAAGGTAGCACCGCTGCTGGATGCCCTGACCATCGCTGGCGGGGATCCGGTCGGTGAAGATGGCGGGTTCCTTGTCCCGATCGATATGGACAATATGATCATCGAGGTCAAGCGTGACAATCGTCCGCTGGCTCCGTTGTTCACGACTGAAATGGTCAACACAGCTACCGGCTGGCGTGTTATGGACACTGCGCCAACCACAGGTTTTACAAAGCTCTCCGGTGAGCTGGGCAGTGTGCCCGCCGACGATCAGCCCATGTTCGCGAAAGTTCCTTACTCATTGGATACATACGGTCTGTATGTACCCATGAGCCGCGAGCTACTTGATGATGAGGTCGCTAATTTGATGGCGTATCTCGCCAGATGGATCGGCAAGAAGGAAGTTATCACAGAGAATTTACTCTTGATTGCTCAACTCCAAGCCCTGACTGAGGTTGACTTAACCGCCAATTCTGAATTTGCAGAAATTAAAGCGGTCCTGACGAAAGGCCTTAATCCTGCATTTAGGAAAGTCGCCGGTTTTATTACAAACCAGAGTGGTCTTGCATTACTTGACGGTCTTGAAGATCTGAACGGCCGTCCATTGATGCAGCCTGATGTCACGGAGCCGACAGAGTTCCGCATTTCAGGTCGTCCAGTAACGGATGTTATTGATGGGTTGCTGCCGAACGTCGGAACAACTAAGTCCCCGATCTATATTGGTGACTTCAAATCTTATGCTGTTTTGTTCCGCAGAAAGGCAATCGAAGTGGCCGGCACTGACGTTGGCGGCGACGCTTGGAGGAAGTACGGTTATGAAGTTCGCGCGATTACCCGCCTTGATGCGGTGACGTTCGACACTGCTGCCGTCAAGGGCGTGAATTTCATCCATCCATAAGAAGTGAGGTGTAAATGATGCTGACTCGCAATTTTTTTGAGTACAAGCGAGTCAAGGTAGATGTTGGCGATCCGCAACTGCCGCAGAAGCTGGGAGTGGTGACTGAAATTGTCATTCCTGCGGCTTCTGCGACAGCGGAAAGCGATAACGGCTGCCTTGCACTCACGCCGCTGACAACTGCGGCTCAGACGATCACAGATGTCACATCGCCGCTCGCTGCGAGAAACGTAAAAGTTAAAGCATCATCGGCGATCACGACAAAGGTGAAAATCAACGGCACGCGCGGCGGCAAGGAAATCAGTGAAGAAATCACAATGACAGGAACAACGTCGAAAGCGGGTAATCTCGCGTTCGATAAGATCACGAGTGTTATTCTTCCGATCCAGACCACAACTCCGGTCAAGCAAGCCGGCACGGTTTCCGTCACGGCTGTAACCGCCGCCGGTACAGCGACACTGACGTTTGTTTCGGCGATCACCGGCGCGGCGTTTACGGTTGATTGTGAACTGGCGGCAGATGACGTTGCAAGTACGACCGCTGCCGCTGCAAGGATTGTTGAAGTTTTGAACGACAATGCCGGGTTTGCCGCTGCTTGGGTTGCAAGCTCTGAGGCCGCTGTCATCACGATGGAGGCGCTTGCTGCTGCTGCTCAAGACAACACGTTAAATCTGACGGTTTCGGCTGCCGGCGATACAGGCCTCACGCTTGGGACGATTGATCCTGACGGCGGTCGGGCAGGCGTCGCGCCGGATAAAGTGCAGGTCGGGTTCGGGAAGAAGTTCGGGATCCCGGTTCTGCTGAAACACGCAAGCTATGTTTTGTTGAAGCTGTTCAACGGCTCAGCCGACAGTGGAACGGTCACAGCAGACGCGACGGATATTGAGAAGAACGTCATCGAGCTGAACGGCACACCTAACGGTCAAAAAGCGATTGAGCTTGTTGTCGTGCATTTCTAAGGGGTGCGATATGGCGAAAATTAATACAAAGGCAGAGCCCGTATACGAGGTGCTGCATGATTTTTTGGATCTTCAAGATCCGGAAGATCATGTCTACAAGGCCGGCGATAAGTATCCGCGTGAGGGCATAAGCCCCACCAAAGAGCGAATCGAAGGCTTGCTTAGTGAGGACAACGGCCAGAAACGGCCAGTGATTAAGTGATTGGAGGTCACGACATGGCAGGAATTGTTGAAATGGAAGATCTGAGATTGTACTGCCGTGTTGACGGCAAAGAAAACGATGTGATATTGCAGCCGCTGCTTGATTCGGCGGAACGATACATCCTGGAGGCTACGGGGCTGGAAGCGCCGATAGATACGGCTGATCCGCGTTTAGTTGAAGCGATCAAGATTAAGTGTTTCCTAGGATTCAGGCCGAATGAAGACGTGCAAAACTTCCTGAAGCAACGCTTAACGATGCTGATTAATCAGCTGCGATGCTGTAAGGGGTGATATGTGTGGCTAATTTTGTTCGCAGGGTTGCAGACAAGACACATCGGATTAGTTTCTGGTCTGAAAGGGATACGGTCGATTCGGAAGGCGCTGTGACGAAGGAATTTACCGAGATCAGAAAGGCCTGGGCGTCTGTTGTCCATAAATCCGGAGCTCAGCAATGGGCTTCTGGCGGATATGACGCGAAAGTTACTGATCTGTTTACGATTTATTGTGTCCCTGGCTGGGAACCGGATTCGACGATGCAGCTCCACTGGCGCGGAAAGGCTTACGACATTGAAAGCGTTGACAATATTCGCGGTGAAAATTTGGAACTAGAGATCCGGGCGGTCTATGTCGGCCCGTCGAAGGGGCGGTGATCTTGATGAGCTACGACTTATTAAGCTATGCCGCGCCGAACGCGTTGATCGTGTCTGCCCTGAAGCCGTTGTTTCCGAAAGATTCCGACGACAATTATCCGATATCGCATATCGAATATCCGGGCAATGCAGAGCAGTTTTGTATCTTTCAGTTTTCGAACAGACAGCCGGAGGTTCATTCTTCCGGTCGAAATAATTCCGTGATTGTTTACGGATATGTTGATTTTTTCAGCATCTCGGACGAATCGGGGCAAGGGAAACTAAATCAGCAGATCGAAGCCGCGCTGCAGGAAGCCGGGATCGTTGTTTCCGGAGTGGCTGATGTCGGCAAGGATAATGCCGGATTCTACCACACGGAATTTGAAATCTGGATCGAGGTGAATCGCGATGGCTAAAGATCCGGCTGGCGGGTTCAAAGAGTTTGTGGATGTGTTGAAAGAACTCAGCCGCGCTGTTGAGGACCCACAAGTCAGGGAAGAAGCTCTCCGGGCGTGGTCGACTCCGATTGTCGAGGAGGCGAAACGAATCGCGAAAGACACATCCTATATGGATCATCCGACCGGAAATCTGTCGGAGGGGATCGTTGATAAATACACGATCCTTGATCCTGACAAAATCGAGATTGGCTGGAATGACAAGGCGTTTTACGGCGTTTATTTGGAACGTGGGTTTTTGCACTACGCGAAACTAAAATCCAAGTCTTTTGTGAAACGGCCACACATCAGACCGGCATACAACAAAAAGAAAACGGAAGGCGTAAATGCCGCCATTGATGTTTTTAGAAAACATTTAGACAAAATTAATTAACGAGGTGAAACATGAGCATAGATATTCTATCTCCTGCCTATCGAATCACGGTGGGCATTATGTATTTTGCAGACATTACCGCAACGACCGGAGGGGTTAATACTTACGCCACTCCTAAGGGCGTCAATTCAATTAAAAATATAGGTGTTACAAAACAAAAATCGGAACAAAAAGTTTTTGCTTCCGGATTTACCTACAAATATTCTTCAAGAAAAACCGGATCGCAGATCCAGGTTAGCGCTCTGCAGCTACCGAAGGATATCATCAGAAAGTATGCGGGCAAAACTGTTTCGACAAATAAGGGGTTTTCATTTGAGCAAATAACCGATGATTTACCGGAGTTTGCCACAGGGTATACGACTGAATATTCTGACGGCAAGAAAGTGTTCAAGTGGTTCCCACGCTGCGTTCTGGTTGAATACGATGACACAGTCGAAACTTCAACTGACACACCAACAGAGCCGAGTGTTGCATATCAGATTGTAGCGCTGGCCTACAACGGTTTGATCGAGGTTGAGTACGATCAGAGCCAGGTTGTGTCTGGTAAGACGCCATTGTCTGAGGAACAATTCTTCGCAGCGGTAATCTCTAAGACTGATGATGCATTAGTTGACAGTGAAGCCACTGCCGGCGCGTAAGGAGAATTGAAATGCAGCTGATATTGAAAGAAATTGAAGCGCAAGAGATCGTAATTCGCGGGGAGAAATTCCCCGCGATTTTTTCTCACAAGGCGATTGCGCTCTGTGAAGATTACACGGATGTCAGCTACATGCTGACGCTCGCCAGGTTAAAGATGGACATGCTGACCGGTCGCGAAATAATCGGGCTGATTTATGGTGTATTGACAGCAGCTGGTGTTGAATGCAGCACAGAAAATCTTGAGGTAGCTCTCACGAAGCAAGATGAAGA